CCCAGTTAGGATACTCTTTATCTATAGCAAAAGTACCTTTCATAATACCAGTGCCAAATAATGCAGTTTCAAAAGCAGCTACTCGTAATTGTTTATTAGCATTAGACTCTTCTAATTGATCATGGATTTTCTTTTCCATTTTTTTAGCAGCTACTACTGCTGGATGAAAAGTAATCTCTGTTGCTGTAGAACCAATACCTTCTTTTAATCTATCTGCTACAGGTTCTAGTTTACTTTGTAGACCAGCTAATCGTTCTTGAAGCTGTGGCATAGTTTCACCAGGAAGAAGCTTTTTATCTTCTGGAGAAATTTCTTGTGCTTTAACTAACTCAGGGTTACTTTCAAAAAATACTGACTCAGCTACACCTTCTGGTAAAGTAGTAGGGTCTACTGTAATAGGAAATTTATTATTGCCAAATAATACTTCTACTATCTGACCATAAGCTGCTAATACTTTAGTCTTAGTAACCTTTACAAATACTTGAGATTTTTCAGTGCCTGAGAATTGTACATCAGGTCCATAGATACCACGATAATTTCTATATGCTTGTATCCAACGAGTTTCATCAACCTCTCTACCTGTAGAAGCTTTAGAATAAGAATCTTTAACTAAGTTTATAATTCTGCCAGCGGAAGGATCACTGTAGTCTTCTTTTTTGTTATCTTCTAAAGCAGATGACTCAGAGGAGTCAAATAACATTTCATTATCTAGTGTTTCTTCTTCTTCCATTTTATTTCCTTAATATCCAAAAGTTGGGTCACTCATTTGAAATCCACTTTTTTGTGCAAACGGATCAAAGTCAAATAGGCTACTTCTTGGTCTTGTCATAACACCGTACCTAAGTGCATCATATAAGTGATCTTCAGAATGAGTATCTACATCTTCAGGGTTATTTTTGTCTAAAGGTAATGCTGGTAGTTGTGATATAGTGTTAGTGCAGTTATTAAAAAATACAAGTCTAGGTTGTTCAGTATACTCATCTACTTGTAATCTTCTATGTAATTCGTTTTTACCAGCTACTCTAGATCCTTTACTACGATCTGCTGGTCTCCATCTACACCCACGCATAATCATTTGTTCAGCTAATGATGGGCCTGTATCTCCACGTTTGTGCCATAAAGAAGAGTCAAGAACTCCGTATCTAATACTTTCACCTTCTTCTAGTTCCATTATTTTATCTGCTAAATCAGTAGCAATAACTTTAGTTACATACAGTTCTCTATATACAATTAACTGTTCTGATGGTGATACAGCAATCCAAACAACTCCTGTATGAGATCCGTATCCATAGTCACAAGCTCTAAACTTTACCCAATTACCAGGTATATTAAAAGGACTAATAACGTGTATATTCCTATTCCACTCAGGAAATGCTGATCCTTCATTAACGTCCCAATCACCTTGAAGTAATTGTTTACGCTGGTGCTCAGGTAATGAAAGTAAGTTAGCTTCATAGAGTCCGTCATCAGATAAATAAGGATTATCAAATAATGTTGCAGGTATAAACCTACGTTTAAATAAAGGCTCTCCTTCTCGAGAGTGACCTTTAGGCCATCTTATTGTCTCTCCTGTTTCTGCATCTGTAGCCCAGAAAGATTTATTAGTTGGAGAAGGATCAATAAAAAGTTTTTTTACCCAAGTATGTCCAGGACCACCTGGGTTTGTTGTGGCTCTTTGGTATAGTTTTAAATTACTGTCACGGGTAGTTCTTAATCGTGATCTCATATAGTTCCAAGGGTAAGGAGAAGGCCATTGTGTAAGCTCATCAAAACCAATCCAAGAAAAAGCTTGTCCTTGATAACGTGTAACATCATCATCTCTATCAAGATAAGATAACCAAAGTGTTGCACCTGAAGGTGCTACCCAAGTCTTATCTCTTTCCATAAACTTAATACCTGGTATTGCTTCTGGATATATTTGTTTAGATACAGATATAAGTTCTCTAAGTTCTTCTGTTGTCCTACGTACTAACAAACCTCTAAATGCAGAGTTATTTAAATAACGTACTGGATCTGCAAGCATGGCAAAACTTTTACCACCACCTGCTGCACCTCCATATAAAACCTCTTGTTCTCCAGCAGAAAGAAATTCTGTCTGCGGTCCAGGGTTTGGTTGAAAAATAACTTTCTGAGCTGCTTCTACTTCAAACTCTTTAGGCTTCGGCTGTGCTAATACCATCTCCGTAGTATTCAATTTTTCTTCCACCGATACGTTGTTCTTCAAGCTTCTTTGCTTTTTCGGACGCTTCTTTATACCGTTGGGCATAGTAGTGTTGAGTCGAGGCTTCTTTTTTACGTTTTTGTTCAAGTTTAATTCTTTTCATTAAACCCACATGGGAGATATATCTTTTAGATTCTTCACTTAACCAATCAGCTACATTTCTAAGACTATATTGTTTAAGATATTTTTTTGCTTGTTCTAATAATTCTAACTCTTCTGGGATTGGAAGTATTATATCATTATCTTCTGGGTCTTGTCTATAGCCAAAAGGGATTATTCTTCCTACTCTTACTACAGGTTTCCATACAAGGCCATCTTCAGTTTGTTCTGGCATAGGTATCTTCCAAGTTTTATTCGTCGTCATCTTTTTTAGGTGGTAAAATAAATACAGGGTTTTCAGATTTTATTTCTACTTTATCTGTTTTTACAAACCCAGCCCTATCAAGAACATCTTTAGAAGCTGCTAGCTTTTCTTTATTACCAAGGTCAGTAGGATTAGCTATTACTTCTAATAAAGAGTATGCAGCACGAGTTCCTGCCGCTGCTAAAAACTTACGTGTTAAATCATTTACCTCTTCTTGAAGAGCTGCCATAATAGTAGTAGAGGATACAGTATCACTGTACCCAGCTAATTTCTTAGCGGCTACAGGATTACCAGCAGCCTCATCAAAAAGAACATCTAGGAACTTTTGCTGCTTTTCTGTAAGTTGCCTACTCACTATCTACCACACTGACATTTATCACAACAGTTACAAGGCATAGCGAGTATTGCACGTAGTATACGGTTTAGGTAGGCCATTAAGATGACCCACCCTTTTCTTTAAGAACAATACCAAAGATACCGCCTATAATTCCTGCCCATGTTAATATAGGCATACTAAACATAAAGCCTAGTCCTACACCTGCAAGAGCAAGTGCTAGATAAGTTGTAGGCTCTTTAAGTCTTGCTGTAATCCAATCCATAGTTATTCTCCCTATTTAAATGCTATAGCAACACCGATTGACAGGTCACTATATTTAAAGTCTTTGTCTAAAGATAGTTTAGAGTAAGCAGATAGACTATTACTTAAAGTCATTGTACTCTTTACTGATGCACCAGAAATACTAAAAGAATCTCCACTTGCATATCCCCAGTCTAGTGCTGGTCTAATAGATAATCTAGAAAGGTTAGCTGTAACACCAACATCACCTGACCATTTTTTAGTTTTAATACCATACTCTACAGACGCATCTGGTTTAAACATGGACATAATACCACTCTTTATAACTCCTTCAGCTTGTACTGAAGCTGCTGATAAAGCAACTATTGTACCTGCAAGAAATAATTTTCTCATCTTGTTATCTCCCAAATCCTGTTAGTCTTCTAATTTCTCCACGAGATATTCCTAGATCTCGTAGCTCTCTTTCTGACATACCCATTAAAGTATAGTACGCAGATCTATTTACCATATAGTTATGGTATTTTTCTAAAAATTTTTTAATCATTTTATAACTCCTCTGTTAATGACTAAGAAGTTATACCACAACTAGTTATAACATAAAAGGGATAATAATGCAACCCTGTTATGCGTTTTTATTCTTTTGATTTAGTTTTAGTTAATGCTGTAGCACCCATAAATCCTAATACGACACCCATCTGTGCTACAAGAAAGGTGTTAAGAAATCCTGATGCAGACTCCATACGAGCTACATTAATGATAGGTGTAAGTAATAGTATTACAGTTACGATGGTTGTACCCATAGCTAACCAAGCCATAGTACGTTGCGTGTCCATCATCTTGTCTTCGTTCTCTAAACGTATCCATCGTTCATGGCGATCTAGCTCTTCGTCAGTAATAATGCCATCACCATCAGTGTCAGCTACTGCATACTTGCTATCTGCCTGTAGTTTTTTAGGTGACATGTTTACCTTTCATTCTTAATACGTGTTCATTATAACTTATGCCTAACTCTTTAGCTCTTTTTACTCTAAGTTTAACTATCATTAAGTCTGGGCTTTTCCAAAACTTTTTTACAGCTTTACCCCATAAAAATTTTTTATATGCTAAATCTTTATTGTCAGAAGGTTGCCATATATCAGATAATACTGGCCCACCATTATGTCCTAACATTACGCTTCTTCTCCATAAGGATTAAATGCAAAGCACTTAGCTTTTACATAGTGTCCTGTAGTCAGTAAACCCTGTGCTACTAGCTTTATTTGTTCTTGACACTCTGTTTCTGTTTTAAACAAATGGTTCTTACGTATCATGACATCACAAGATGTAGGATCAGTAATAACTGAGCAGTATAGTATTACTGCAAGAAACATTATTTTTTATCTAATAGTTTTTTTATTTTAGACATTAAACTACTTAATTCTTTTTTAGATTTAGAACTTAAATTATATTTTCTTGGTCCTAGTTTAGGTATCTTATCCATATCATCTACTATTAGCATATGAGCTTTGTGTATAGTAGTATAGGATCTATCTCTACCTGCAGTAAACTTACTATCTTTTTCTGTACTTTTACGTGCTTTAGCTTTTTTTCTAAGTGCTTCTAGTTTTTCTTGTCGTTTAGCTTCTGCTGCTTCACGACCTACGAGTTTAGGTTTAGTAGCTTCTTTTTTAGCTGCAGGTTTCTTTCCCTTTTTAGCTAGATATTTTTTACGTAGCTTTACTAATTCTTCTTCACGTTTTTTCTCTGCTGCTTCTCTGCCCATATTAAGATCCCTTTTTCCACTTCTTTGAAGGAGACTTAGTTTTACTAGAACTCCACTTTACTTTATCTGCCCAGTAAGCTGCAGACATTTTACCTTTAGCAATATTTTTTGCGTGACGAGATTTAAATGCTTCACGTTGTCCTACTGTTTGATTTGTCTTTACACCCTTTTGTCCAAATCTAATATACTTATATTTACCACCTTCACTTGCCATAACATGGTGTGATTTATCACTACTATCATTAAGACGTTGTGGTTTATTAACACCCTTAAGACCAGCATCTTTCATTTTAGTTTTTACACGCTCAGGTATACTCAAGATACTCTCCTATAACTTTTTGTTTTCTTGGCTACACGTTTAGGTTGTTTCTTGTCTTTTCTTTTTAGTAGTGGCAGCATACTCAGAGCTAGACATAGACTTAATAGCCTTAGAGGGTAAGTACCTTTCACCAGTAGCCTTACTGCCTTGGGTAGATGGCTTACCTGATTTAGTACGCCACTTTTGTTTAGTCCAAGACTTTAAAGACCTCTGAGATTTTGCTAGAGCCATTACGCTTTTTTAATACCTGTATTTAACGAACCAGTACTTTTTATCATACCACCTTCATTGTACATAGCTACCTTGCCACCTTTAGCGTAAGCTTTTTTCTTAGGCATTCCACCTTTATTCATGTAGCCCATTTTA